TTTACCTACCTTTTTTTTAATTGAAAATTTCCTGTACGGAACCGAGGAAAGAACCGTTCCATTTAGATTTTTTAATTGTTACTTCCTGAGACCCGCCAAGGTCTGAGGACTTCTTAATTGCAGTCTCATTTTCTACTGCATCGACACGCTTTTCTACACCATTAATGGTGTTGCGTATTTCTGTTACAGCATTGGTTAATGCTGTGTGTTGTTCTGCCAATTCTGAAATTCGGCTGTCAACGCTCTTGCTGAATGTTTCTACTGTTTCTTTGATTGTTGAAACCTGCACTGCGTTTGCCTCAGAAGCCTTGTTTAAAGTTTCTGAGAAAAAGCCTTTTAGGTCACCTAGCATCTTTGCAAAATCAGGTTCATCAACCTCAACTTCTGATACGTCGGCTGCCTTTTCCAGAGTTTCGGCAGAAGCGTCTGCATCTGTATTCTCTACAGGTGCGTTCTCAACTGCTGCATCTTCTGCAACTGCTGGAGTTTCTACGGCTGCTTCTGGTGCTGCTGCTTCTGCAACAACATCTTCAGCAACTACGTTTTCTGTGTTTTCTGACACTTCATTACCTCCTTCTGCGTTTGCCTGTTTTGCAATTGTTTGTATTGCAGGCAACGGTAATCTTGTCTTCTTAAATGAAGCAAGAATTCTATCTATCTCTTTTGATTTGTTAACATCTGAGCTTTCAACCCAACCAATTAATTCCGCTGGCTTACCAGTTACTGGTGAATCGTAAGTCTTCTCTGTTGAGATGAAAACAGAGTCGCTTTCCTCGCAATAAAAAATGTTTTCTGTTACAACCTCTGCGGCCATACCTTTAAATATTAATTGTCCATTTACCTTCTGAATAGAAAGGATGTTGCACAATTCATTTGCTGGAGAATCTACAATTGATAACTCCATAAGATCATAATCTTTAATAAATCTAACTGTCTGTCCTGTTGCCTTATTTACTTCATTATCGGACTCTTTAATTTTTCCGCCAATTGAAAATCCTTGAAGTGTGCCGTCTAGAACTTTTTCCCAAGTATCTTGTGCACCTTTTGAGATATATGCATCTACATATACTCCGTTAAAAAACTCTTTTGATTTTGGATCATAGTATGTTTCTGGTTTAAATGAAACAACTTTGCCAACCGCCATTGGTTGATGCATCTCACGAAGATTGCCTCTAAAGTTTTCAAATGCTTTTAGACTTGCATCTGATGTTACTACATCGCCAGTCTGATCTAAATTATCTAGTGTTGCAAATCCTGATACTGTTCTCTTTTCACGATTAACTTTTGTGAATGGAACAGACAAAACAATGTTGTCTCCATTAGACGACCAATTGGATTTTTCAATATTCATATGCTTAATTTTATCTTTGTATATGTAAAAAGGCAAATAACTAGTTGCCTAATAATTAAGCGGTTACTCTGCCCTCGCCTTTTGGATTTCTAGCCTCCCCAGAAATATCTGGAGAATTTGAATCCCGCTCCTGGGTTCGTTGACGAGAATTCATGGCTTGTGCAGTTTGCTCGGCAGCCTGTTGTGGTTTTAATTGAACTATTGTATCTCCACCATCAATAGGGACCATGCCTTTTCTAATTCTTACCTCATTAGGGGTAATTACCTGCATTCTTAAATATCTCTCATCAATCTTAGATTGAGTATCCTCATCGGTTAGAGTTAGCTCATTAAACTTAATTAATAATACGTCAGTCTTTTCCTCAATAATTTTATTTAATTTCTTTTCTAAAATATCTTGGGCTGGACGGCATACCTGCTCTTTAAACATTTTATCTGAATCTCTGGCTGAAGCTAAATTAACTCCTTCAGGTAAACCTATCTTACTAATAGGTACTCTATGGGCCAAAAGAATTTCATCTCTGTTTGCTTTTCTATATACGTTAAATGAGGATTCCTGAGAATTTGCCTCAATTGGCTCCATCTTAAATTCAACTTTAGAGTCTGCGCTATCTGCTGGAAGTGGAACATATAGAGATCTATGGTTCTTTCCTCTTAGACCCACCTGAAAAAATTCTAATAATTTACGCTCAGACTCAGGTGAAAGCTTTGCACCCTTAACTGTAATAATATATCTTGGTACCGCCTTGTTTTCAAAATAATCTAAATTGTATTTACCAGCAAATTCATTTCCAGCCATTGCATTCTGAGCCGCAATAATATCTGCAATGCCGTAATAGTTATTCATTGGAGTATATTTCTTTAAATGAACAATTTCGTTTGGCCTATCTGATCCATCTGAAATTGGATTAGGTGTTTCTTGATCTCCAAAGTTACGGAAGAATACTGCCTTGCCATAAAGCAATTGAATAAATCCATCACGCAAGCGACGTACACGCATTGTCTTTGAAGGGATATGTCCGATATACCCTATATTGCCTGCAGTTGTTCTGCCAATTTCAATATAGCCATTTCCTGTTGCTTCAAGATCTACGTATGCTTTAATTAAAGTTTCTGTAAATGTTTCTTCCTCATTTGTTTCTTCTAGCCAAGATTCTAGATCTTGACGAAGCTTATTTAATTTACGACGTGCTCTATCTAATTGCCTCTCATCTGTAATATTATCTAATGCCTCATTTGCCTTACGTGTTTCTACAAATGAAAATCCTAGTCCGACAATATTTGCAACTTTAGCATTAATTGCTGCATAGTTATACGGAGAGAATTCATAAATCCTGGAAAGATATTCTAGGTTATATGGTGGCTCGATAAGATCGAACATGGCATAGCCTGTTACGGCTTGTGCCATTAAATTTTGTTGTGTAGCAGTTCCTTCTTGGCCTACAAATCTTTTTTGTAAATCTCTTGATACTTTACGACGAAATGCTGGGCTTAAACCATTTACTTTCTTTAAATCTTCGCCTTCAATTTTAAATGGATCGTTTACAACAACTGGTTTATTATTAAACTTAATCCAATCAGATTGATCAGATATGCTGATTTGGTTTGACAGTTCTTCCGTGTCTTCAATAAATTCCATTTACTTAGCCCCTTTTGCTGCTTTCATTTGATCTTTATATTCGCCTATATCTAGAGGATCTGGTGTCAGACCCCACTTCAATCTTTGTTGCTGATACTGATATTCTTCGTCATCAATTTTTCTACGTCCAGATAAAAACTTTGGTTCGCCTCTATTAATTCCATAATGTGCGACGGCTTTTCTTAATTGCTCAATTCTTTCTCTATTTCCCTTTTTAGAAGTGACAGATAAGTAGTTGCCTTCGTCGTCTCCCACCCATTTACCATCAATTTCCCACACATAAATGCCTAGGGTAGTTTCTTCTATAACGCTTTGCTTTACTCTTTTAATATCCATCAGGTATTCATTTTACCATTCTTTTAAGTTAAAGTCCAGATTTTGTCAAGCTTTGTGACAAATTATACGTTTTGAATTACCAACCATTCATTATTATAAGCCTGAACTGAATTTTCTGTCAAGGTAATTGTGGAATCATCTGCTGTTACAGAGGCTTTGCTTATATAAAGGTCATAATGATTTAATATTTCACCGCCAGTAAACTGAGTTTCGTATAGTCCTAAATTCTGAATTAATGACTTTACCGTTCCAATTAAGGAGTAACTGAACCTTATAGCCCCTGAAATAGCGTTGGTATAGGTTATGACCACATGATGAAGATCATCGGCTGTAAAGACGTCTGAGACGGCTGTAGCAGATGTTTTATTGACCCCGTTGACGTATATTGAATTTACATTAGTTTTGCTAATTGCCCCAGCATTATTCCAAGAATAATTTGAAGCGGCGTACCCATTGGTAGCAGTTGAATTTACCAATCCGCTATTTGTCAGGTCATCTGGGGTATAGAAAAATTCTATAGTCTTGACTGGAATATTAGCATTAATATAAAATCCAGCGTCAGCTGTTACCCTTATTCCATTTCTAAAGTCTCTAGATAGGATAGGATATTTATTTGGCCCTAAACTAATTGCTGGATTGCTAATTCCAGCCAGCCCATCAAATGTCGACATATAGCTTCCAGCATTTTGAGCATATACTATCTGATCATTATAAAAAGAAAGAGTTAAATTATAAAGCTTAGGTAGATACTTACTGTTATCTGTTGTAGACATAGTTATTTTTATATATACAAGACCTGATGAATTAAAACTTCCTAATTTATATTGAGGTATAGATTCTCCATTTATACATTGGACCCAAGTAGAATTATCTACACTTGTTTCCACCATTATTCCATTGTCACCCTCCCATTCAATTTTAGAAGAGTCCATGGTTATACCCAATGGGATAGATACTAGATCTGTTAAATACACTGTCTTAGATACTGCAGAATCTGAATATGCGATGGCTATAGAATTTTCTAATCCATCATAATATAAATCACTTGTTAAAAAATAATCCCAAGATTTATTGGATGGGTAGCTATATCTAAATTTTCTATTTATGCCATTGTCGTAAAATTCAAATATCTGTCCGCCATCTGGATAAGCAATTTGAATAGGGTTTAAAAATCCATTATCATTATAATGATCTAGTATTTGAGATGAACTAAGAGCATACCTATATACTGCTGGATCATCTACAATAAAAGAGTCTGAAGCATTTCCTGTAGTTCCAATTTGTAGATTTAAAGATGTATTTGTAAATTCAAAATTTGATAAAGATTTGCTGGCAGCCAATTGACCATCTACATATATAGACATACCCGTAACTGAGTATACTGCTACTACGTGCAATGACTTTCTAAAGTTTGGAACTGTATAGTTTAAAACTTCCGCATTTAATTTAAATATTAAATTTCCACGTTGCCAAAATAAACCTACGTTATTTGTAGGGTCTGCAAATATAGTTGCTATATTAGTTGTAGATATTCTAGTATATATCCAGGCTTCTATAGTAAAATCGTTATCTGAAGTATATTTTGTTCCCAACCCGCCAGAAGCGGTGGAGCCATAATAATCATAGGTTAAAGGGACAGTCATATAATTTGTATTTGTTATATTGGCAGCGTGGCTGCCACCAGATGTTAGTGGAAGGAAAACATCTGTTAGATCTCCTTGATATATTCCATGATTTTCACATCCAGAATGATCATAAATTGTATTAGATACAACATCTTGATATGTTGAAAAGTCGTCTTCAAATGCCTGATATGTTGCATAGTTGTCAAGGACGTCTTGATACGTTCCAGTGAGGCTACTGTAAGTTTCTGTTATAGGATAATATGCAATAGGATGATCTTTTAATATTTTTAATTGATAAGACATTATTCTCCTACTACAGATTTTAAGTATCTAACTATTATTAATCCTGATCCGCCGCCACCACCAGTTGAATCATAACTTTGTCCATCAGAACTGCGAATACCTCCACCGCCGCCACCACCACCAGATCCTGTATTTTCAACTCCAGAACATTGATTAAAACTTAAAGAAGCTCCATCATTAA